GAATATTAAGTAATAATCACTCATCCCATTTACATATTTATGCTGATGTTCACGGAAAATGGGTCAATGAAGTTGCCAAAGAAACTATGGATGAAATTAAGTCGCTACTTTTCTTATATGATAGAGAGTATATAAATGTTCATTACCATGGGTGGGTTGATAAAAAAACTCTTGCGGAAGCTTGGCGTAATGCGGATGTGTGGTTTTATCCTTGTACCTTTCAAGAAACGTTTTGTTTAACTGCTCTTGAGGCCGCGCTTACCAAAACATTAGTAATAACAAATGACCTTGCTGCTTTACAAAATACAGTTGGAAACAGAGGTATTATTATTAAAGGTGACCCAATGAATGATTTATGGCAAAATGTTGCCATACAAAAAATACAAAAATATGTAAATCAACAAAACATACTTACAAGTGAATTAATTGAAAAAAATTATGAATGGGCATCTAGTTTATCATGGGAATCACAAGCATTAAAATTATTGAATCAATATATATTGCCTAAAAGGCTAGAATACAAAGAAATGTTTAATTGGGATTTAAATAAAGGAACTTTTTCAGAACTAATAATTTATTACAATAACTCAAGAATTACAAATAATCCTACTAAAGTTTTAGAAGTTGGCACACATACTGGTGTTTCTCTGATTAATATTGTTAAACAAATACCAAATTCGTCTGGTCAAGGAATTGATATGTGGTCCAAACTAGATAAATTAGATAATTTGTTAATTGAACAAACATTTTATAATAATGTTAAGAGAGAAGGATTAGAAACCAGAATTAAAGGAATTAAAGGTGATTCAACCAAAGTTTTAATAAATCTTACAAAAAAGAATGAATTGTTTGATTTTATTTACATAGATTTAGGTTTTGAATCACTTACTGATATGGTTTTAGCTTGGCAAATCTTAGAAAAAAATGGTATTCTAGCTATTAATAGTCCATATTCATCTCTCTTCTTAGATAAGTTTATTGGTGAATATAAAGTTTTGTATCAAGGTACTCAGCTTTATTTGGAAAAAATATAAAAATATAAAAATATTTAATATAATTTAATTTTTATTTACACCTTTTTTCATTTCAAACGCCTTTAAAACTACTTAAAATATTACTTAAAAATATCTTATTTTAAATAATATAATATATTATATTATAAAATGTGTTCTTTTTATGAAACTAAATTAGACTATAATTCAACAGAAAAAATGTTAATATTTCACACTGATTACATTTTATCAAACCCACATATAATTGAGTTTATCTATGGGTGTGCTTTGTATTGTTCAAATATAAGAATTATATCACTCATTAATTTGTTTGTTAGAGAACATAATGTAAAAATTAGTAGATACAATATTTTAGAACATATGTATCAATCAAGACTTCAAGAAATTAAAAAAGACAGTTATCGTTGGCTTATAAATGAATTAAATTATCCAAAATTGGAAGACAATAAAAAAAAAGAATTAGAATACATACATAATTATTGGAAATCATTTGAAGTAAAATAAAGTAGGCGTTTGCCGAAGGCACTAACGAGGAAATGTAAAAAGGTGTAAAAAAAATGGAGTTAAATAAAATATTAATCAAAATAATAAATATTTATTATTTTTATTAAAATACTTATAAAATATTTACAACAAATCAGAACTTTGTATAGATACTGTCATATTATTGTAGCCATTATTGTAATATTCACCCGAATACAAATCTAATTTTGGTGTTAATCTTACACTATTCGTTTTATTTAAAGCTATTTGGCTATCTACTATAACACCACCTATGCGAGAATTGCTTGCCAGACCAGTAACAATAATACTAAGAGGATTACTGTACGGATTTAATGGACCTACAGGTGATACATCAGGTGGACTTTCAAACCAAGTAATTCCATCATATGATGTAATTATATAACTAGTAGAATTAGGTTTGTTAAACCCTCCTGCAATCCATCTTTTTCCATTCCAGATCACAGAAAAAAAATCTATTCTAGGGGATACTGGAGGAAATTGTGATACAGTCAAGGTTGACGGTGTCCAACCAGTTTGACCATCTAATACAGGTGTATAATAAACTTGATAACTTGATGTTGAAGTATCATAATTACCTACGGCAACCCATACAATTCCATTCCATGCTATGCTACGTATATTTGTAGTTGTAACTTGTATAGCTCCATTCCAATTAATACCATCAGAAGACCAATATAATTGATTTGGAATTGCATCGCCACCTGCTAACCATGTAGTTCCATTCCATGCAACACAATTTAAGTTCAAACTTGGTAAAGGAAACGCAATTTGTGTCCAAGATAATCCATCATCAAGAGAATATATTATACTTGGCAACCCAAAATTACCAACCGCAACAGTTGTAGATTGTGTACCACCTGGTATTGTTTTAACATCTGTCGCTAAACCATAACAAGTACCTGTATCAGGAAAAGGATTAGGAGTACTAGAAGGCAGCCAATTAATACCATCTGGAGAATAATATACATAAGTAGTAGAACCATTAACTCCAGTTACGACCCAATTAATACCTGTCCACACAACAGCTCTTCCTTCACTAATATAAATATTCGAGTTATCAATTGGTATCCATTCAATGCCATCATATGAATATATTATAGTTGTAGTTACTAGTCCTCCTCCAACAGCAACCCACATTGTTCCGTTCCATGCTGCCGCATAACCAATTGAAAATAAATTATTTCGATTATTACCTAATCCAGTATATTTAATTCCATCCAATGAATATGCTATAGCATCAGTTATTTTCTGTAATGGTACTTTTTGATCTCCTTCTCCCAAAGAAATAACTGGTTGTTGAATATATGTATATCCTAAATTTTTGTTCCAAGCAACACCAAAAAAATCTGATATTGATATTGTTGGTGGAAGTGTTGATGTTGACCAATCAAATCCATTATATGAATAATATATAGATACATTTGATAACGTATTCCCAATCCCAACTGCGATCCATTTGTTACCACTCCATGTAATCCCATTAATTTGATCTGTCGGAGCACTACCAATATTTACTATATCCCAATTTGTTCCATCATATGAATATTGAATATAAGGCGAAGTATCTCCGCCAACTAGCCACATAGAACCATTCCATGCAGCAGCCAGATAAGTTGTAAAAAAAATAGTTGGAGTTATCATATTTGCTGAATACCAATCTAAACCATTATATGAATATAATAATGTTCCCAAACCAGAACCCGACCCAGAAATTTCATCCCCACCAGCAACCCATATTGTTCCATTCCAAACCACAGTATAACAATTAAATTGAATAGTTGTTGTTACTGGATTCCAAGTATCTCCATCAAATGAATATGATATTGATGGATTAGTATTGGCATCCCCACCAGCAACCCATATTGTTCCATTCCAATCCAAAGAATACCCTACAGCTCTAAATGGAGGTTGATAAGCTGGTTTCCAACAAATACCATCATATGAATATGCCGCAGTTACATCAAATATTCCATTTCTTGTTCCAACAGCAACCCACATTTTTCCATTCCATTTTACACCTCTACCTGTGTCAAAAATATTTGTCGCATTTGTCCATTCAGACCCATTATATGAAAATGCGGTAGATGTTGTCTCAGAAGACCCAACTGCTACCCATATTTCACCATTCCAATCTACACCATATCCTGTTTTAAATATATATGGTGGAAGTGTTGATGGTGTCGGAATAGTTATCAGATTCCAGTTTTCCCCGCCATCATCTGAAAATAATGTAAAATTAGTACCTACAGCTACCAATCTATTTTTAGGAAAAGTTATCGTGTCTTGTCTTTTTCCATTATAAGCAATTCCATATCCAAATTTTTGTCCTGGAGTTATATTTGGTTTAGATATCCAATTTATTCCATTATTCGAGTATATTAAATTATTAGCGTTTGTTGCATCAATGGCTACCCATCGTGTTCCATTCCAACAAAGAGATAAATAGTCTCCTACTATTACTGGTGGCGGGAACCCAGAAATAATACAAGTGTCCCAAAAAAATCCATCATATGAATAATAAATTGGGGTAAGTCCATCTCCTGTAGCAACCCACATAATTCCATTCCATTTTATATCATATCCGGTGTTACTAAATAAATTTGTTATACCAAACCAATTTAGTCCATCATATGAATAACCTATTTGTTGCCCTAGAGATCCGGTTGAATTCCCTACAGCAATCCACATATCGCCATTCCATGCTATTCCACGTCCTGTACCAAATGCATTTGTAGGGGATGAAACTGCGATCCAATTTAAACCATCATACGAATATACAATTGAATTGCTATCACCAACAGCGATCCACATGTTGCCATTCCATGCTATATCATGAACTATAGAAATATCTGAGGATGAATTTTGTTGCCAATTCATACCATCATATGAATACCACATATTATTTCTACCATCTCCTCCTACTATCCACATAATGTTATTCCATGCTACGCAATAACCTGTTACATTAAAGTTAAAAGGGGGCCGCGAAGGATTCCAAATAATACCATCATACGAATAACAAATCGAATTATCTCCATCTCCTACAGCTACCCATAGTATTCCATTCCATTCAACTCCATATGCAGCACTATTAAATAAACTATTGGTATTTGCTGGAAACCAATTTAATCCATCAGAAGAATATGAAATATCTGGACTAGTACCAACAGAAACCCATCGATTAGGAATGCTAGGACCAAATGTATATATTTGTTGATTATCTGTAAAATTATCTAATTCGGCTTTTATATCATTAGTTTTAATAGAAGTTTGGTTTGAATAATAAATACTATTTAACTTAGTAGTTTTACCAAAAACTTCTTGATTTATAACATTAACTATAAATGAAGGACCTGTTGGTCCAATATCGCCAGTGGGTCCTGTTGGTCCTGTTGGACCTGTATCACCAGTGAGTCCAGTTGGTCCTGTACTTCCAGTGAAACCTGTTGGTCCTGTGAAACCTGTTGGACCCGTACTTCCTGTGAAACCAGTTGGACCAGTTTGTCCTTGGATACCTGTTGGACCAGTTTGTCCTTGGATACCAGTTGGACCAGTTTGTCCTTGGATTCCTTGAATACCTGTTGGTCCTGTTTCTCCCTGGATTCCTTGAATACCTGTTGGTCCTGTTTCTCCTTGAATTCCTTGAGAACCTGTTGGACCAGTTTGTCCTTGGATTCCTTGAGAACCTGTTGGTCCAGTTGGTCCTGTTGATCCAGCTGATCCACCACACGGTACATAACAATCACAAGGATCTGGATCATTACAGTCATCTACTCCATTACAATCGCAAGAATCAGGCTCATCACATAAACCACAAGGTTGGTAACCACAACAAGAACTTGAGTATGGTTTTCCATTAATATTAGTTACTGTTAAATTAGTTACTGTAATATTTGTGGCATTAATATTACTAGCATTAATATTACTCATTTATATAAAAACTATACATATTTTAATTATTTGATAATAAATGTATAAATCAAATAATTATTACTATTACTAAATGTAAATTAAAAATTATTTTTATTATGGAATTGGTAACGGTCTTTGGTTCTTTTGTATTACTAAAGGCTCAGGCATAAATATAGGACCTTTTTCATATATATTTGCTGAATCAATCTTAGCTAATTCAGGGACAAAAATAGGAGCTGGATTAACTAAATTAGTAGAGTTAACTCCAAACAAAAATGATTCGATATCAGGTGCGTTATATGATAATTTATTCCACGGTATTTGACCTGGATTCAAACCATTTCCCGCTAATCGTGTATTATATGCGGCACCATATTGGGAATTGGGATATAATGTGTATCCACTAGATTCTTTGAATTCTCTTTGTTCTAAACAATAATTGCCAGGAGTATTTTTATTGCGTGTAGAAGCCATATTTATATATACATATACTTTTAAAAAAACTGGATTAAAATAACAAATCTTTTAGTTTAACAAATGATTCATTAGAATCACTTATTTTTCCTGTTTCTATATATTCAGATACACACGGATGTAGTAAATGTAAATAGTCGAATGAAAATAAAATTATAAATCCTAATTCTAAATCTACATTATTAAAAAAATGATTAGAAACTTTTTCTGTACAAAATTTTAGAAACTTTTCACCTTCGATACTTTTATATAAATTACTAATAATATCATTTATTATTTTTTCATCAAAACATTGGTCTTCTATATTAAATATATTACATAAATCTCGTCTGTACAAAGCATCTCGGACAAATTGTTTTTCATCTTCGTTTAAAACTTCTAGTTCTGATTCTAAAAATACATCGGAATCATTATAAGAACAAACATATTTTGTGTTATAAGATAATTCCATTTTAAATATATTTATTGGTTAAGTTTTAAATATATTTACTAATTAATTTACTTTTTTTTAAAAAAGTAGAGCAAAATACAAATTTTTATTTTTGGCCATACCTTTTCTAAAGGTATGATTAGACATATTGAGTGCTAGTATGTTTCTTGAAATAATCTTTGTCTCGTGTTAGCTCACGAGATGGAACACCGCCACGAATCCATCCAGAACTGGCTGCTCCCTCAACATAATTAGAAGGATTACACATTGTTTCTTGAATGCTAGGTAAAAGAGGTGTTTGATGATATTTAATGTAACTTTTCTCGCTTAAATTATTAATGCTGCGCTTGTTAACGAGAGATTCACCTTGTTGAATTTGAGCCTCCATAACAGGATTAACAGATCCACGGCCTAAAAATGGAACAGTAGCAAATGGGCGTTGAAATAAATCAATACGGCACCTTGGATGAGTTTGAATTGTTCCAATTTGTAAATTAGATGAATCATTAATATTGCAACCACCAGCACCAACATTAAATCCACCATTATAGAAAATACCAGGTTGAGATGTGGCTAAATCAATTGGTTTTTTCATTGTACAATCAGAAGCAAAATAATTTTGCAACATATAATTTGCATAACCCATATTTTGAATAGTAGTTTGGTCTATACAACAAGGGTCTAGGCCAATTCTGGACATATTATCAAAGGTATAATTAGAAACGTTAGCCATTTATATATATAGCAAAATAATTTTTTCTAAAGATAATAATTATTAAACTACTTATAAATTATTTATAAATATAATATAAAATGGAAAATTTCTTAGAAATGGAAAAAGACTATGAGAACATTTATGTTTTTTATGAGATAAATAAAAATTCAGACAACATAATTTGGTATTATGATGATATGCCTACTTATTTAAGTCGACTTGGTAGAGGTTCATCAGTTCCACCATTTGAAAAAGATGAATTTGGAAATTGTTTCAAGATAGAAACATTATATCCAATAGAAGAACAATTTTCTGGTAAAATAGATTTTAAAAAAGAAAGCTTAAAATATTTAAATAAGTATTTTGAAGACCTTCTTGAAAAAAAGATTATTAATAGATTTGTTGTAAGTGATATTTCTAAACCACCAGATTTATAAATCAAATGAATTATATTTATCATTATAAAAAAAATCAGTTTGATGAACTGATCTGCCTATATAATTTGCTGGATTTACTGATATATTTTTTTCTTTGATAATTTTAGAAATAATTTCATCATTTTCAAAAATTACTAAAATAATTTCTAATGTATTATCATTTGAAATAATTTGTGAAGACTCACATTTGAGTTTTGTTAGTACAACTCGAAGTCTTTCGTGAATTTCTTGTCTATCATATCCAATCTCTACACCGTTTAATATTATTTGTTCTGATAATATATATGGCATACTAAGTAGTACATCATTTGTAATTTTGTTTTCATTAATTACAAGCGAACTAATACATTTAATTGATTCATTAAGTATGTGCTCTAACAATAAAAAGCATTCAGGATATATGATTCTTTTAATAGCAGAATCATCTAAAGTTCTCTCTAACCATTGATTCAAATAAGTTTGAGTCATACAATTTTCTTGATTAATAACATATCTACAGAGAGAACAGATCTTCTCACAAGTAATTGGATTCATTTTATATGGCATAGCGGAAGAACCAATCTGTTCCTTGTCAAAAAATTCATAAACTTCCATTTTGCTTGATAATAATCGAATATCATTCATTATCTTATAAATAGTTTGGCATATTGAGCTTAAATTTTGAAATACTAATACATCATATTTTCTTGAATATGTTTGCCCACATATTTTCAAATTATTTTCAAAATTGTATTTGTCACATAATTTTTCATTTAACAAGTCGCATTTATTATGATCTCCATTAAATAGTTTTAATATTGTATCTTCAGTTCCAACTGTACCTTTAATTCCTCTAAAAGGAAGTTTTTTTATAATATCATCTAGATTAGTTAAATCAATATGTATATCAGAATTCCAAAGAGTAAAACGTTTTCCAACTGTAGTAAGCTGTGCTGGTTGTAAATGTGTATAAGCTAAAGTAGGTAAGTCCTTATATTTCATTGATTTTTCTTTCAACACTTGAAATAATCTGAATAACATATTATTTATTACGCTTAAGCTATCTTTAACAATTATCATATCTATATTGTCATTAATAAAGTTACTGGTAGCACCTAGGTGAATAAAACTTTTTGCTCTCGGGCATAAATCACCAAACGTATAAATATGAGCCATTATATCGTGTTTAAATCTAGATTCATATTCATTAATTTTGTCATAATCTATTTTTGACGTATTTTGAATCATTTCTTCAATTCCTTCTGTTGTAATAGATTCTACGCCTAATTGCTTTTGAAAAAGTGCCAAGTTAATCCATAGATCCCTCATTTTCATAATTTTTGAATCACTAGACCATAATTTAGATAAAATCGGTGCTTTATATCGAGAATTTATAGGAGAAATATATGACATATTGTATGATATACTCAAAATTTTATATTGTTTGTAAATATAATTATAAGTATTTTAAATAGTATTTTAAATACTATAAGGATTTGAAGAAAATTTGATTTTGTATATGAAATCTAATGTAGTTATGATGTACTCTTTCATTTCATCAATACTTTTAAATTCTATTAATTCTCCTTTGTGATATAATTTGAATATTTTTAATTGTTCAATAATATCTACTTTATTAATAATACATATATTACATTGATTTATTTCTAGTGCGTTTTTCAAACTATCTAAGTTTAAATAATTACATTGACGTTTTCTACCGGTAGTAGCGCCATATTCGTGACCTAGTTGTCCTATTTCAATTAAATTAGGGTCATTATCAGGTTCAAATTTCATATTTCCAACATATGTATCATAAATTTTAGATATTCCATAAATATTTCTGATTTTTTTGAGTGGAATTCCAGTGTTAATTGCGCCAGCTAAAGAACAAGTAGATGAAGTACAATAAGGATAATTATTTGTCCAATTTATATCAAGCTCAAAACCTTGTGCCCCTTCTAGTAAAACTCTTTTAACATTATTTTTAATAAATTCAGTGTTCCAAAATTCTCTCATATCGACTAATTGAATACCTAAACTTTCAATTTCTTCTTTGTAATCTTCAATTCTTTTACCTGTTCTAAGCATTTTTTGTGCGTATGTATAACCAATTCCTGAACCTGTAGTACCAATTTTATTATTTTGTTTATCATATTCTATTGCCTCTTCTGTTATTATATGACAAGCTTTGCTGATAAATAATCTACCTTTAGTTTCTATACCGAATTCTTTAATTTCATTTAGTTCTTTTTTCAATTTTTCAATATGAATTAAACAGTCACTTGATATTAAATTATATATATTAGGTCTTAAAACGCCAACAGGTAATTGATGTACAACAATTTTTTGATTGTCCAAATAAATAGTGTGCCCAGCATTTCCAGAACCATTAAATCTAACACATAAATTGTAGTTATTACTCAACAAATCAAAAACAACTTTGCCTTTACCTTCATCTCCAAAACTACAACCTAATACAATATCAACAAATTCCATAATATTAATCTATTATTATTTTTTAAGTATTTTAATTTATTATTTCCACTTTTTAGAAAAGTGGAGCAAAAATAAAAATATGGATAAGTTTATAATTTTATATTTTTTACTATATAAAAAATATAATCTAAATGAAAATTCTTGATGACATTAAACTTGATTTTTCGGATGTATTATTATTACCTAAAAGAAATCAATATTCTTCTAGAGCGCAAGTTACTTTAGAGAGAACTCTTAAATTTAAATATTCAAAATATTCGTGGACGGGAATTCCAATAATGATTAGTAATATGGACACAACTGGCACTATTAAAATGGCTCAAGAACTACAAAACCATAAAGTAATAACGTGTCTACACAAATACTATAAATGGTCTGATATTCCATTAGATTTAAATAAAGATTATTATGCCGTTTCTTCTGGAATCCAAGATGCGGATTTAGAAAATTTAGATGAAATTATGAAGAATGTAGATCCCAAAATTATATGTTTAGATGTTGCTAATGGTTATATGTCTAAATTTATTGAAAAATGTAAGTCAGTAAGAGAGAAATACCCAGAAAAAATAATTATTGCTGGAAATATCTGTACTTCAGAAGGTGTATTAGATTTAGTTATGAATGGAATGGTTGATATCGTAAAAGTTGGAATTGGAAATGGCAGTTGTTGTACTACTAGAAAGCAAACAGGTATTGGAATGCCTCAGTTAAGCGCTGTAATTGAGTGTTCTGATACAGCACACGGGATTGATGCGCATATTATAAGCGATGGAGGTTTACAGGTAATTGGAGATTTTCCCAAGGCTTATGCTGGCGGAGCGGATTTTGTGATGAGCGGGTCAATGTTTGCGGCACACACTGAAAGCGGAGGTGAATTGGTTGAAGAAATTGATAATAATGGTATTATTAAATTATTCAAAGTTTTTTATGGAATGAGCTCTACAACTGCTATGAATAAATATAGTGGCGGAGTTGCGAAATACAGAAGCAGTGAAGGTAAAACTGTAAAGTTGGAATATCGTGGTCCTGTTGAAAACACAATATTGGAAATTTTAGGTGGTTTAAGATCAAGTATGACATATTTAGGTTCAAAAAAAATTAAAGATATTCCAAAATGTGCTACTTTTATCAGAGTAAATAGACAATTAAATCAGATATATAATTCAAAAGAAATCTAATCAACCTTTAGAAAAGGTTGAACCAAATTATTCACCAAATTATCCACCAAATTTTGGTAATACCTTTTACACCTTTTAACATTTCAAACGCTTACTGATTTATTCATTATAAATAGTATAAAGGTAATATATTATTTATAATATATATGACAGAAACAAACAATTTAATTAAAAATATTATTGTAGACGTTATTATTATAACTAATATTTGGGGGTTACTCAATAATAATACATATAAATATTTTTTTGGTCTAGGAATGTCAGTATATCTTCTTAAAAAATATATATGAAATAGTCGGCATTTAAAATGTTAAAAAGTGTAAAAAGGTATTTAATAAAGAGTATATCTGTAATTGTCTTTTTCTCTTTGTAAGTTGCCTTCTGGTGTACTTTCTTTTGCTGAAGGCATATCTCCATATAAAAATTTTCCAAATGCTCCCTGGTCTGAATTTACCCTAGTATTTGCGGTACTAAAGAATACACGATTGCTTTGGTCTAAATTAAATTCTTGATATAAATCACCAAAAAGTTGTTTACTAGTGTTTTTAATATCTGGATTCATTAATTGTACAGATCTTTTAACATCTTTGGTAATTTGTTCATCAACATCAGGATTAAATGAGGGTGGAGCAGCTTTTCTATCAGGTTCATCCATAATTTCGGTTAAAAGAACATTGCTAAAGGGATTGCGTTTGGTTCCCTCCTTAAATTCAGATTTTAAAACAGATTCAAGGGTAACCGGATTAGTAGTAGTCAATTTTTTATCAAACAATCCAGTTACTTCATTACCTTGAATTGAAAATCCTTCATTTAACATTTCTTTGGTAAGTTTTTGTTTCTTCATTTTGAATAAAACAAAAATTATTACTAATGTTATAATCCCAACAAAAATAATTCTAGTTGACATTGTTAAAATATATCCTAAAATTGAAACTAAAATTATTAATCTAGTAATTGCGTTTAACTTCTGTTCATAATTCATATTTGAGCTGGGCCATAAATCTAACATATACTCTTTGTTAAATAAAATAGTAGGTTCATTTGTCCAAAACTGAGTTGTCATTATATATTATATATAAATTTTTTAAAAAGTTTATTAAAACCATTTTTATAATTTATAGTGTATAATTTATAATTTACATTGTACGATTATGTAATAATTTAACAAGCAAACTATTATCTTGCGTATAAATAATATAAAACACTGAAAAACATAATAAAACACCTGTTGCAAAACCTAGAATAAATTTAAAACTCAAGCAAAAATCACAAGAACACATTTTAAATATTTATAATAATATATTTTAAATATTTACAAGTTAATTTATTTTTTTCCTTTCTTCTTTTTACCTTTGGTTGATGCTTGTTCTGGAATTGGCTTAGTTCCTCTAGGTGTTCTTTCTACTTTTTCACCTGTACTGAAAACTGAAAATATTTGATCATCTGTCAATGGTACACTTTGTTGTGATTGTGGTTGTTGTTGTTGTTGTTGTGCCTTTGCTAAATTTGCGGCTTCAGCCTTTGCCTTCATTCTTTCTCTCATTTGAGCTGCTTTTAACTTCTTATTCATTTGAGCTTCCATTGCTCCCATATTCATTTTTCCTCCTTTTCCACCAAGACCAGGAATACCCATTTTACCAAGCATTGATTGAATATTTTCCATACCTGGCATTCCTTTCATTTTATTCATAATGTCTGTAGCCTCTGAAATTAATTCACTTTCTTTAATTTCTCCGGATTTAATACGCGAATCTAGTTTATCTCCAACACTCTTAACAAGACCCATAAGTTTTGTAGGATTTCTAACTAAATTACTAAACACGTCTTTCATATCAGTAACATTTTCCATATCAATATTCAAATTAGCAGCAGTTTCCTCAGCAATCTCTTTAGCTAATTTTCCTAACTGTCCATCAAGCATTCCATTAATATGTTCGTGGATATCATCCGCATTAGGCAGTCCTTCAGGCATATTAAAAGAAGCATCCAAATTAGGCATTCCTTCAGAAGAAGGCATTTCAAATAATCCTTGCATTTGTGTCAAAGTTTCCTCTAACTTATTTTTGAAATCATCTTGATTTATAGCCTCAAATAACTTTGCGGAATCTCCAAATGCTTCTCTATTTTCTAAAGAACCAACAATTGAAAATAAAATTAATTGTAAGTATTTCCAAATTGTATCACGTGTTTTTTGAGAAATATCAAATTGCCATAGATTTTTAAAATGAATATGAGGCAAAAATTCTGTATCAATATCAGAATCAACTTTAAACATTTCTTCGTTTTGGTACAATATTTCAAAAAATCTGGGAGGAAATTTCTTTTGACAAAAAGAAAATAAAAACTGTACACTTGAGTGTTGTGACTCTTCGTATGCTTTAACTCTATCTACTTCGTTATCAATGTATTCAAAATCAGAAGTTTCCTTCCACCATTTATTAATCAAAGGAACTACTTCTGGGAATGTTTCTTTAATGTCTTTTGTTAGGTCTTTAATAACCTTAGAAAATTCGTTAGGTATTTTTACTTCTTCTTTTTCTTTTTCTTTTTCTTCGTTATTACTCATTATATGTTTAATATAAAAATATTTTTTTAAATCAAACTAGTTTTAATATATATATCCATTTTTTTTAAAAAAGTGGAGAAAAATATTTATTTTTAATTAATTAATTATTTAATTATCATTCAATACAGATAATTTCACAAATATATTTAAAATATCTAAATAGTAATCCAAAGATGCTGTTATAAAATCGCCATAATAATCGCGTTGTAATATAACATTTGTATCATAAATTACATATCCTGAAAAAATAACAATTCCAATAGCAGCCAATATTTTTACTAATATGGTTGATTTATAAAATATATTAAAAATTTGAGCTATTATTAATATTAACAATGAAAAAAATAAAAAAGCTCCAGTTTTTAATCCTAGTTCAATTCCAGTAACCAATAAAAATATACCAATTAAAAACATTACAGCAAAAATACCAATAGTACCTAACATTGACATATTTATTAAATCATTATCATTAATTTTTAATTTAAAAGAGGCTAGTAAAATACCCCAAACATACGAAAATAAAGAAAATACAATAAATTTTAACCAACTAGGCATTGGAACTAGTGCTAATATATAAATAATAATGAATGTACTTATAATTAATAAAAAGTGTTTTAAATTATGGTTATCTTCTTCCGTAGCTTTAGTATTAGTCATAACATAGTAAGTAATACCTAATTGCGTTATTAAATTAGCAAAAACCATTATCATTAATTCTTTTTTACCGTTTAACAGACTTCCAAAATTTTTAAATGTTGACTTTATTTTAGACCCTCCATTTTGCCCTTTATAAAGTAAATTATATAATGAAGAATTTACCATTATATAATTATGTTATATTTTTATTTTATTTTGTTTTGTTTTTGCTCCACTTTTTTTAAAAAAGTGGATTAAAAAGTGGATTCATAAATTGATGCCAACTTTGTTAGATTTTGAATATATTTCATTGTTTTGGCCTGTTCTTCTGGATTCATAGACTTAATAGGCATACGTAATCTGTCAATTGATTCAATAATTTTATCTGGGTTGTTTGCGTACACTAAATCTTGAGAATAATCTTTATTAATAAAAAAAGTAATATTACCATTTTCAATTTCTGACATATATTTTCCAACAATATATTTATTCCAAATTTTAACAATCATCTTTGGATTTGCTTTTCTAATAGCTAAAAGCGAATTTTTTGCTACCAAAATATCGTGATCTTCTGGAAAAACACTTTGAATATCTGTTACAAATTCAACAAAATGGTCGTTAAACGCGGATAGTATATTTGAAGCCATTATTATTTAAATAAAAATAAATATGTTTAAATTAATATAACTATAATATAATATAATAAGTTTTCAAGTAATAAAATTTTTAAAACCCCATTGATTGTTTGTTTCCAGTTAATTTTCGTAAATCTTGCTCTCTCTGTTGTAATAATTGTTCAACTGTTAAATCACCGGAAATTTTACCAGCACTCTTATAATCTTGTTCATCTTGTGGCGTACTAATATTATCTGAATAATTTAAATCAACATAATTATGCATTTGTCTTATACCTCCATTACCCTTAGCTGATAATGAATCAGAATCCATATCTAAAAAACTATATTGGTCAGATGCCACACTTCCACTTCCTCCAAAAGCAAATGCCATTGGCTCTAAATTATTTTGAGTAGCCTTTTTTACCATTACTTCTTGTTTTGGCTTTAAATGTTGTACAATAGCCTCACCATATAGTACTTGATAACCTTGGTTTAATAAAAGTAGAGCAGGAACTCTACTAACATTTTCAGGCATAATTATTTTTTGTCCATTTTCTAAAATAATATAAATTTTATTATTTGCGTCTTTTGTTCTTTTATCAATACAAATAAAATGAATATCATTTGAAATGTTTGCCTTTGAGATCGATTGTAAAAGCTTTTTGGAATGTTCACAAAAATTACTATAATATAATATTGAACTCATTAATCTATATTAAGTTAATTGAATTAAATATTTAACTCATTTTAAAATTAAAATAAATAATAAAATTGAAATAATAATTAAATATTAAATATATATTATTATTAGAACTATGAATCCTATTGTTGAACAATTCTCCGAAAAAAATGATGAATTAACTTTTACCATTAGTGGTATAAATGTTAGTTTAGCTAATGCTATTAGAAGAACAATATTGTCAGATATTGATATTGTTGTGTTTCGAACTTCTCCATATGAAAGAAATGAAGCAAACATACTTGTTAATACAAGTCGTCTAAATAATGAAATAATTAAACAACGCTTAAGTTGTATTCCAGTATATATTAGAGATGTTAGAGAATTTCCATTAGATAAATATTATATTGAAGTTAAAGTAGAAAATATTAGCAATTCAGTTATGTACGTTACTACTGAAGATTTTGTAATTAAAGATATCGCAACTAACAAATCTGTAAGTGATTCTAAAACTAGAGAAATATTTCCTCCTAGTAATACTGGTCATTTCATCGACTTTGTTCGTTTAAGACCAAAAATTTCTGATGATATTCCAGGTGAATCAATTCATCTAACTTGTAAATTTTCAATTGGAAATGCTAAAGAAGATGGAATGTTTAATGTTGTTTCAACTTGTTCTTATGGATTTACTCCTGATAAAGATAAAATTCAAGAAGTACTTGGTAGAAAAAGAGCAGACTGGAAACAGGAAGGTAAAACAGATAATGAAATTGATTTTGAATCCAAAAATTGGGAGTTACTTGATGGTCTTAGAATAACAAAAAAAGACTGTTTTGATTTTACTATACAAACAATTGGAATTTATTCTAATTTTGATTTGTTAAACAAAGCTTGTGATATATTAATAGATAAGTTTAACGAGCTCAATATTTTAATTGAAACAAATGAGATAATTATTCTCAAATCTCAAAATACTATGTCAAATTCATTTGATATTATTCTTGAAAATGAAGATTATACTATTGGAAAAGCTATTGAGTATTTATTATATACAAAATTTTATGAAGGTATTAAAACATTAACTTATTGTGGATATAAAAAAATGCATCCTCACGATAGTGATAGCATTATTAGATTAGCATATAAAGAAAATGTAGATATTCAGTTTATAAAACAAAATTTATTGGAATGCGTAGCTGATGCCATTCAAATTTATAAAAAGGTTAAAAAAGAAATATTAAAAATTAATAAGTAATCCATTCAACCTTTCATAAATTTATTGAATAAAGGTTGAGCCAAAATTTAAAAATAAGTAATCCATTTTTAAAAAATGATTAAAATAAATAATTTTTTTATTTATTTTAAAATATAAATGTATGAAGCATATATTACGAATTCTTGGTGCGTTAACAATATTTATTTTATATATTTTTTTAAAAAAAAATAAAATTATAGAAGGACACGGTGGGGGAGGTCGCGGAGGATTTGGATATGGAGGATTTGGATATGGAAGAGGAAGAGGAAGAGGCAGAGGTTGGGGATACGGAGGAGGTTGGGGATACGGAGGAGGTTGGGGAGGAAATGGATGGGGTTATGATACATTATATTATCAACCACTAAATAATAATTTATGCTATGATTATTTTGGTAACTTAACATACTGTTTAACACCTTCTTATTTTTATTAAGTCATTAAGCATTAACATCAACACTAACATCCATATTAGAATCAGCTTTAATTAAGTCAACATTTCGCTTTCTCATTTGAAAATTTAAACAAAACATCAGTAAAGATGGGTGAATATTATTTACATACTTTATAACAACTGTATTTGTTACATATAATTTTTGTTCTTTTAATTCATTCAAGTAATGTTTATGAATATTAAACATATGAGTTCTGTACTGATTTGGAAAATCAATCAATGGCTTTTCTTTTTTGATATAACAAGAAATATAATTACCAAAAAGAGTATTTGTAAACAAATGTATTTGATCTCTAAAACTAGAAAAATCCTTTTTGTTCTCAGGAAAATACTTTAAAAAATCACCAACTTTTCCCTCTTTTCTTAAGCATAAATATTGATATTGTAATTTTGGTTGATTTCCACGTAATTGTCTCACTTCCTCATAAACAGGATTTCGAATTTTTGTTCTTTCACCAGTTTCATTATTATGAATCACCACACCCAAAATATCATAAGATGTATTCATAGACGCATACTTATCAATTAAATCGGAATATGTATTCCAATCGTAAACAGTAGGAATTTTTACGGTAGTATTCATATGTAAATTCAAAAAATGTGACTTATCAACAGAATAAACCTTAATATTATTTTGGTTGCTGTTATCTACAATGTACATTGAAATTAAATACAGTTGAGGCATTTTAAATGGCACAACAATTCTATTTTCTGGATGTTGTAAAACAAAACTATAACAAAAATTTTTGTGTAAAGAATCCAAATCTAAATTGTTGTTTGCTGCGGCTTCTAAAAACATAGTTCTAAATGTTTTAGAATTCGGTGATTTATAAAAAGAAGAATCAGCGCCAACTGTGTTACGCGTAGAAATTTCCCACGCACCAGATAAACCAATATTTGAGTCCCAAAACACATTAATCATTGTTCCTTCAACAAATTCCTCAGCAATTAAGCTTTCAGTTTTAGTATTATATGTTTTAATAAAACTATCAGAGCTTACTGACTTTGGTGGAGAAAAACAAATTACTTTATTGTCACTATTAACAATGACTGACCTATATACTCCATATGTAGGAATATTATCATAACATAAAATATGTTTATTATATCTAATAACTTGATATTTTTGATTATTCGCAGTTGTACATTCTGTTTTATTTAAATTTGTTATCAAATCTGTAGGGTCATTTGTAAAAACTAATTTACCAAAATCTTCAGTTTGTGATAGATAATATACAATTTGACTCATTCTAATTGTATACTATTATTAATTTGTCTTTAAACTATATTTTTAAATTGTTTTTTACTTAAGCATAAAAATTTCTATAATAAATATAGAAACAAAATGTCAGAAGAATTAAAACCTAAAAATCCAGATCCAAATCAAATTGAAGTAGATTATGAAGCAGATGTTTCAGACCCTGGTGTTACCCTAGGTCTACAACTAGGAGATATAATTAGAATTAAGGATCAAACAAATAAAATACTTAATAATCAGACATTTTATATTGACTATATTGACCCAACAAAAATGAAATTAATTAATATTGGCACATTGCTTAAAACTGAATTAAGAATACAGCCTGATAAAAAAATAGGAGACGGAACAATTAATGAAATTATTTTATTAAAAAGAAATCCAAACCCTGGTTATGCTAAGCAAAATGGATTACTTCCAAATACTTGGATTACAATATATTTTGGAGGTGATGTTCCAAGTGTAATTACTTGTAAAATTACAAATTTAGAAGAAGATATGATTGAATTGAAACTTTATCCAGGAGGAGATACAATATATATTAATTTTAAATTTCAAGGTCTTCCTGAAGATTTACCTATTACTTCAATTGAAATTAGAGAGAAACCATCTGAAGCTGTATCTGCCGAGTTAAAAGAAATAGAAAAAGACAAAATTCCTGAACTTGAAGAAGAACACGAATTAATGAAAACAAAAAATATTATTCTGGAAGCACCAATTCAAAATGTAAAAGCACAATTGAAAGAAATAATATTAAATGCTGATCAAATTCAATTTGGAAATGAAGATTTTGGTACCATTATTCAGTATGTTGATGTAAATTCAAAGTCGCATAGATATAGTATTGAATCTCAGGTATCTGATTTGCTGGATGGAATGTTATCTAAATATCCAATTGTACAAAGAACAAGAAGTGTTTTAAATAATATCCATTTAACAATCGATCGATTTAAGCAATTAAGAGAGAATTATTCATCATTTGATGAATTTAATAACATTACTGGTCCAATTATTTATGGCGCAACTTATAAACCATTAGAAGATTATTTTGAGCATTTTGATAAAAAACTATTTTGGATTTTACCTGTTGTTAAAAATATCAAAAAAATATATTCTAACCAAAATGATAAAATAAGTATAACAGATGACATTGTAAATAGTGAAATAATAGAAAATCTTGAGGAAATCGACCAAGTTCTTATAAGATACAAATCAAAAGATTTAGTTGTTGAAGAAAACAAATATGCGTCTCTTTATAAAGAACTAAACCCCTATTTTACACCATTTGATGAGATTAATATTGAAAAAACAAATGATATATTAACTATAAAACAAATCAAAGAAAATACAAATACAATTGTAAATAATTTGGATAATTTTAATTCATCCGCATTTAATAAAAATAAAATTAAACAAAAACAATTTTTAACCGAACAATATAATTTAGGTTTAAATAAATTGCTTGCCTCAAATTTTAGTGGAAATAAAATGTTATCGACCATAGTTCCTTTAACAAATTCGGATTTGTTATTTATAAGTTCATTTATAACATTACCAGAACCAACTATTAGATTTTCACGTATTAATTTACCTAGTTCTTCAATATTAGATAGATCCAATTTAAATCACACATTTATTAATTATTGGAAACTATTAAAAAAGAATACCAAAGTTCATAATATAAATATTAATAGTTTAAGTAAAGATATCGAATATGATGAATACAACTTTGTAAATAATATAAAAAATTATGTATTAAATTTGGATTTAGATGAATTAAAAAATGATGAAGAACTAAAAAAAATGAATAAAGAACAAATATACAAAAAATTTATTAATACAATTATCCCAAAAACATTTGTCCTTTTTAATTTAATAAAAAAATATATTATTGGTAAGCTATCTATTGTCGATGTTGTTGGATATTTAGAGCCATTTAATATTTATTCAAATAATTTAACATATCTACAATACAGAGAAATAACCGATTTTATTGACTCAAAAATTTCAGCATTTAATAAAAAATTCCTTAGTCGTTCAACTAGTTTTTCCAGATTAAATTTGTCTTCTCTAAGCAATAAAAATAAAATTAAAAATCCAGTTTTCTCCATTATAGATATTTTACGCCAAGAAAATAGTTTGCGTACAGAAGTTGTTGACGCATATGATTTATATCAGACAACACAAGATACAAATTCTAATTCAGAAATTTTACGCAAAATATCATTAAAAGACAATAAAAAACTTTATTGTAATGCGATTTCTCTCCAAAATATACCGCTAATGTTTCCGCAAGATTTTTCAGACTTATTTGATGATCAAAAAACAGATTTAAATAAAAAAATCAATTATGAATCAGGATTAAAAGAATGTGATAATGTTGTTATTGCAAAATCATACAAAAATGAAGAGGAATTATTTAATGATAATGATGTAAATATTTATTTTGACAAAAAATATGATACTACTAATTATGGAATTTTAGATGATTATGAAAGTGAAATGTTTAATATGCCTCCTGAACAATTTATTATTTTTTTAACAGACAAAATTAAGAAAAAATTTAAATTAAGCGATGACGAATCCGACTATTTAACTAATACTTTAATTAATGGACATAAACAAGTCATTAATGGTCAATATGCTATTGTATACTCTAATGAGGTTGCTGATTATTATGTTCGTAGAGATAATAAATGGGAATTAGATGAAAAAATTGATAAAACTGCTGCGTCTGATAGTCAAGATATAATTTGTAATTTACAAGAAAAATGTATTAGCATTTCAAATCAAACAATTAAAGATGATACATGTGAAAGTATTGAATTAAATAAATTTGAATTACAAAATAATCTTTTAAAAAATATAGTAAATGAGTTTGATAAAAAATATATTATGTCAAGAGATGAATTTAGTGAAAAAATTACTAAACAATTTACATACAATATAAAATTACTTCCCCAATTAATTCAAATCGAAAATGAAAAAATGTTAAAATATAATAATCAAAAATTTAAATTAAGTCATACAACAGAAGAAGGTATTGTTAATATTTCTTCACCATATTTAAATTTAAGAGATATAATATTAGCACAAGAAGATTTTGTTAAAACTCAAAATGATATTATTAGATTTGTTAGTAAATTTACAAGAAAATCGTATTTCCCTATGATTGGACCATTGGGTGAAGCCGAGTCAGAACACTGGTTATATTGTATTACAACAAATACACCATTACTACCTAAGTTTAAATACGATATAGCAACAATATTTTTTAATTCAAGCCTAAATTTTGTGGATGAAATTGATATTCTTGTACGAAAACTTGGATCAAAACAAAGTGATGATGGAGACTATTGGGTAGATGAAAATAGTGGCTGGCAAATAAAAAAAATAGATTTTAGTGTAGAAGAAGGATACGAAGCAGGATTCAAAATTTCAACCCGTTCAGTAATAGAAAAAGATGCGGGTAGTAGAATTATTACTGCGTCAGATCAGCCTCTTAAACCAGTTTCACCAGAAGTAATAATGATAAATAATATAATAAATTCAATATCTTTTGAAATGAGTATTAATATTGAAACACAAAAAGAATTTATTATTAATACAGTTACTGAAACTTTGAGAAATACATTACCAAATGAATTTGATTATAAAAGACAAGTTAAAGAGAGACTCGCTAGTGGAAAAACAATGCCATCATATGAATTTGTACAGCACAGTCTTATTTTGAATTACACAATTGGTATGATTTTAATTGCTATTCAAACTAATGTACCTTCTATTAAAACAAGAAAAACATTTCCTAACTGTAAAAAATCATTTGTTGGCTATCCATTTGATGGAACCGGTGATTTAAGTAGTTTAGATTATATCTCTTGCGTTGTTTTTAATATGAAAAGTAAAAGCATTCCTTGGTATACTTTATCCAGATTAAAACAAGAAGACATTTCTAAAAAAATTAAAGGATTTATTGATGCGTATTTGCTTGATTTGCCAGAAGTTAAAAGAAAAATGGATGAAAAAACTGAATATCTTTTACTTAATGAAGAGTCTGAAGTACCAACCGTACACGATATAAAAAATTGGAATCAATTTTTACCTCCATTATTTTCTTTTTCAATTAAAAATTTAAATGATGTTTCATCAGATTTTAAAAGACAATTAAAACAAGATTTAATAAATGGATTGCCCGATCAAAGAGAAAAAATACTAGAAATTCAATCAAAAATAATTATGTTTTCATTGGGAATACAAGAAAAAATTCAAAATGTCATAAATAAAAAAACTTTACTATTAACAAAAGCAAACAATGAAGCGTATCTTGAAAATTCTTGCTGTAATGAAACAAAAAATCAAACAACCATACAATATTTTCAGGATGCGGATAGTGAAATAACAACATACAATGATATTGTCTATAGACTTGCTAATCTTATGGTTGATATTGTTAATTACTCAAAAGCTATATTAATGTTTAGTAATATCAATACTAAAAATATTTATCCTCCTTTACCTCAAAACGTCGATAATAAAACAATTTTCTTAGCATTTATTCATTTTTGTCATTATAAAACACTTGTACCAATTAATGAAAAATTATTGCCATTATGTGGTGAAAAGCCAGATATTTCCGAAAAAGAATCAAATGATGAAATTATCGCAAAGCTTAAGCTAGCAGGAAAAAATTACTCAAACGAAACATTTTTAAGATTATTACAAATAGTAGGTCAACAAAATATAATTCATCTTGATACATCTATTCAAATAGTTTCATCAATTGATAAGTTATTATTAAATTTAGATACGATTGATCCAATTGATCCTGAAAATAATGGTGAAGGTAAAAAAACATTTAAATCGTTAATTAAAAATGCGTTAGATACATTTAGCATCGCATCAGAATCTGCTACACAAGAAACCAAAGATTTAAATAACTTTTTAATAAAAAATATTGCTAGTATGAAAACAGATATAATTGACTTTATAACACAAAATAAAGGTATTACAACTACAAAAAAAGTTTTAAGTAATATAACTTCGTCAATTGAAAACATTTCTGAATGGAAATCTATAAGCTCTACTAGAAATGAAAATACAAAGATTTCAACTGATTATTTATATAACGTTATCCAGTTTTTCAAAACATTTATCCAAAATTTTGTGAATGTGTTTCCAAATATAATATTAAACAAAGTAGATTATAGTAGTATTAATGTACCTAATCATTGGGATATTTCAGGAAAACATAAAGCTGATGTAATAAAATCAGTTAGTTCACATTATGAAAAATTTAGAGTTTTTTATGAAGATCAATCATTAACTGATATTTTAATACAAATACAAAAAGAATGTAAAAATATAATTGTTTTGTCAGATATTACTCCATCATTTTCTTCGATTAAATACAAAGGAAAAGAAGTAAAACCAGTATTTGATGAAAGAACAAGTAAATTTTTATTTGAATATTATATTTTAAAAGTTTTAACTAACTACATTGATCTAGCTGAAAATGATAGAATGGTAGTTAGAGAAGTTACTAAAAAAATGACTGTTGAAGATTTAGTTACTGTTGAATATTTAGATGACTTAGCAACAGCTGTTGATTTTGAATCTTCTAGAAAAGTACAAGATATTTCATTACTTAAAGGAAATAAGAAAGAATTAAAACAAAAAGTTTCTAATCTTTTAGTAGCTTTTATACAAGCAATAGACGATAACAGAGATAAAACAGATTATTCTTATGAAAATATTATGGATTTGACATTTAAAATAAGAGAAAGAGAGAAAAATAAAATTACTTCAAGACTTCAGGGATTAACTGATGAAGAAAGAGAAGCTGATACAATTTTAAAGGTAAATAAATTGGGATTATGGAGTAAAGGTCTTCAAAAAGGATTAACAACTTATGTAAAAGATAATTTTGATGAGGAGCGCGAGGATATGGAACAAATGATGCAGTATGAAAGAAGTTTAGCGCAACGTAAAGCAACTACAGGTGAAGATATTGATATGGATGAATTTATGGAAGATGTTTTAGTAGATGATGAAATTGATCGTGAAAATCTTGATTTAACAGAATTTACTGGCGATGATGGTAATTACGAAGAAGATGAACCTGATAATGAATATGACTTTGATTCTTAAAATCAACCTTTTAAAAGGTTGAACCAAATAAAGCTTTAGAAAACATTGAATTAATATAATTCAATGTTTTAATATTTTTTAACAATTTTTGGCTCAACCTTTTAAAAGGTTGAAAATTATAAAAAATTGTTATAATTATATATAAATGTACCGCAATTTTATTAGAGATAATGTAACACTTGTAGCTATTATTCTGTTTATCACTATTTTTTCTTTGATTCAGTTATCAAAACCAGTATTTTTATATAATACTGATGGTAGTATAAGAGAATTTGGTGTTGGATATAAAAATAAAACAATATTACCTGTTTGGTTATTATCAATAGTTTTAGGAATTGTATGTTATTTAATTGTTGTATATTATATTGCTAATCCAAAATTTTTTTAAATTATGAATATTTATCTTCAAATTCGGAATATTCAAAATCATAATCATAATCATTTAAATCATAATGTTTATTTATTATTTTTGTAATAGGTTTTACCTGTATAGTTTTTATATTTTTTTCTTCAATTGTTACAGGTTTTATTACTGAAGCAAATTTATTTTTTCCTATTTTTATAACATTTATATTTGATGATTTATCTATAATATGTGGATTACTTGAGAATAAAGATTCTGTTAATTTATTATCTGATTCTTCAACCAGTTTTTGTTCTTTTATTTTTGTTGTTTCGTTAATAAACATATAATGTTTAAATATTATATTCTTTAAGCTACTTTAAAATAATATAATATTTGATTCTTTAAGTTACTTTTCCAATATATATTCTAAATTATGAATTTTATTGATTTTTTTGTCGGAAAAGTCAGGGATAAAAAGTGAAAATGGACATTTTTTTTGTCCATTTTTGAAAAGTGGCTTAAGACTTTTGGAAAAAATGTAATTTTACTGCATAATGAAAAATTAGCGTCTGCCGACAATTTATAAATTTTTCAATTTGTGAGCATAATTTTTTATTATTTAATTTAACATATTTAAAAACTTAATTTCTATTGCTTATATATAGCAATGTTTAGCAATAAAAATGAGCAAAAATTAAGCAAAAAATATTGTTGTGAGATTTGTGACTATAATACCGATAGAAAAAGCAATTTAGACAATCATAATTTAAGTGCTAAACACATAAAATCAATGAATAGCAATGAAATTAAGCAATTTTTAAGCACAGACCATATATGCGAAATTTGTAATAAAAAATACAAAGATTATTCTGGTTTATGGAGACATAAAAAGAAATGTTTTGTTAAAGAAGAAAAAATAGAAAATGACGAGACAAATATAACACAATATGAAAATACTATAACACCAGAACTCGTAATAGAAATAATTAAACAAAATCAAGAATTACAAAAACAAAATAATGAATTACAAAAACAAATGTTAGAAGTTATTAAAAACGGTACAAACAATACAAATATTAGCAATTCACATAACAAAACCTTTAATCTTCAATTCTTTTTAAACGAAACTTGTAAAGATGCGATGAATATAATGGATTTCGTAGATTCAATCAAGATTCAACTTTGTGACATAGAAAGCATTGGCGAACTAGGATTTGTTAACGGAATGTCTAAGCTTATTATTAAGAATCTAAATGCGTTAGCAGAAAATATGCGACCTGTACATTGTAATGATCCCAAAAGGGATTCCTTATACGTTAAAGATGCTAACGTTTGGGAAAAAGAAGACTCTGATAATAAGAAAATAAAAAAGGCCATCAAATATATTTCGCATAAAAATATTTGTGCGATTCCTGAATGGAAAGCAAAATACCCAGACTGTATTTATAGTGATTCCAAAAAAAGCAATCAATATAATCATATTGTTATAGAGGCAATGGGAGGCCCAGGGGATAATGATAACGAAAAGGCAGACAAAATTGTTAAGAAAATAGCTAAAGAAGTTATAATTGATAAGAATAATTGATAAGAATAATTGATAAGAATAATTAACTTGTTATTGTGTAGACAGTTGAATCTGCTTCCGCTTTTTTAGCTTTCGCCTCTTCTTCCTTTTTCAAAAATTCATTGTAATTCTTTTCCATTGTAGCAGTGTTATTATTACAACCTCTAGTTGTAATTTTAAGTTGAACAATTGATGTTAACAAAATACCAGTATAAATATACCATAATGATTCCCCAATATTATCTCTTGTTACGACTAATTCAAATAATTCTTGTCTTATATCTTTGGTTTCTTGTGAATTAGTATCTCTGTATTTAGGTTTCATTAATGGAGTTAAAATTTTCCAGTATTTTTCAAAATTATCTGGAACAATTTGATTTATTAATATCGATGTATTACCGCAAATTTTAACAATAGCATCAGCCGCATCCTCTAAAGACTCTTTTTCTTCTTTAGTTTCTGTGCCAGTTAATTTTTTTTCTACGTCTCTATTTACTAGCAATTCAGTTATTATTTTTGTGGCTGAACCAGAAATATAAAAATATCCAATTACATCAGAAAAAGCACTTTTAAATCCGGGATAAATCATTAAAACAATAATTATTACTCCAAATATTAAAGTCCAAGGAATAAATGTCAAAACTCCGGCAGCTCCCATATTTTCTGAAATACTTCCTCCACAAGTTGTAGAAATAACAGAAGCATTTACAATAAATTGAATTAACATTACTAGTACTAAATAAATACCTAAATATAAATAGTTATTTTTACTATATTCTTCATATTTTTTTACATCTATTAAATCATCATATGATAAAGTTGGCTTTAGTGCCAAATAATAAAATACTGTAGTTAATATAAAAGTAACAATATTTATATAAGAATTAGCCATATAGATATTGTGTATAATATTTTTTAGTTTAATAAAAGTATTTATTATGGATTTCAATGAGTTCGAAAAACCGCGATTAACAGAACCAGGTACAAAATATTTTTTAAATGAAACACTAAAACAGTGTCATATATACAAAATTAATTATAATAATATATTAATAAATATTGGATTATTTATAGGGTTCTTGTTAATTTTAGGAGCAATATTATTTTATAAATATAAAGGTCGACTAACACAAGTAGAAAAAGAAAGGAAAAATAAAGAAAAACAACAATACATATTATCAAAGGTTAAAACATTTCAAGAGGCTAAAAGAACAGCTCATCAAGAATTAATTAGTGGATTACCTGGATGGGATAGTGAGTATGATATAATAAATAATAAAATAAAATTATAATAAATAATAAATAATATATAATAAATAATAAATAATATATATAATGATAACATTCAATGAAGCATTAAATAATTATTATCAATTTAAGACATTATATGAATCATCCTATAATAAAGAAAAACGAGACATAATTAATAATAAAAAATTAAGTTGGAATGAAAAAAGAAGTGAATTTCAAAAATTAAAAAAAAAATGTATAAATTGTAAAAGACCTGTTGGAACAATATTTTCTAGAAATTTTAATGATGATGGTTACACTGGTTTTACAACTTTATCAGCCGTTTGTGGTGATAGAGTAAAGCCGTGTAAATTAAATATAAATCTGAAAACAGACAGTGTAGACTCATTAGAAAATAATGTTAAAATACTAGATGACAGTATCAAAGAAAATAAAAATTTGATTATTCAGAAAAAAAATGAATTACTTTTTGGTTATATTACAGCTGAAAAAGCTATAGATACTTTTGATGAATACAAAAAAATTTTAAACGAGACGTATGATTTAAAAAATTATTTTTTAGAAATATTAATAAGCAGAACAGATAATGAAGATAAAAAAAGAGAATTAAAAGAATTATTAACCGAATATTATTTAATTATAAAAAATATGGGCCAAGACATAAAAGACGCAAATATAGATAATAATCTTCAATTAATTGAAGATACTATAAGAAATAATTATGTTGATCTACTTATGAGTAGACCAGATCATATTGGTAAGCTAGAAAAAATAAGAAATTTAAAATATATGTACTGTAACGTAGAATATGATGAAGACACAAATGAATATCATTTAATTCAAAAAAAAAATACAATAGCAAGCTTAGAAGAACCATTTAATGCTGAAGTAATTAGCTATGTATTTGGTGTATTTGAATCTAAAGGAAAAACTAAAAAGAAGAAAGAAATAGAAATTAAATCCAAAACTAGAAAATTAAGAATTGAAGAAAGCTCATCAAGTAAAGAAAAAGTTCAAGAACAAGAAGTTCTACCAGTTATACCTTCTAAATCGCCAATAATTGGTCAAGATGGTTCAGTTACTTGGCAAGATGAAAACTACAAAAAAGCTTGGTCTCTACTTTCACAAAAACATAGAGATTTATTGGCTAAAGATCCTATATGGTTACAAGAATCAATGGACTCATATGTTAAAAATAATCAAGAAAGAGTGGTTCTAAAATTTGTATATCCTAGAAATATTATATTTCCACCTAGAAAACTACCAGATGGTTCATTTGATTTTGGTTATCAATTTTATAATGAAGTAATGAACGCTAATAAAGGCTTAATTATGGACTATCTAAAAGATTTAGAAAGGATTGGCAAACCAGGTAATAATATAACCAGGGAATTAGCAGATACATGGTTTAAAGGTAGACTTGAAGAAAAGATATATGATTATTTCTATCCTGTAAGATCTCAATTAATAGGACGATAGATATATTTTTAATATATATATTATTTATAAATGTTACTTAACTACATATCAATTCCAGTATTTATAATTAGTTTTGCGGTTGGTTTATTTTTTGTTTATGTTTTAGGACCTAAAATGAAAAAAATTTTAATTTATCCTTCACCTGAAAACGTAGATAAGATTTTATTTAAGGATAACGCGGACAATTGTTTTTATTTTAAACCAGTCAAAGTTACTTGTCCAACAGATGAATCAAAAATTACTACCATACCAATACAGACATATTAAATTTATAATAAAAAATTTATAATCGATAAAATAAGAATAAAATATCAATATAATATTAATATTTTATTATATTAACAATGCATCTAGGAAAATTTGTACATACTGAAACAGGCAAATACTTAATGTCTATTTTATTAGGATTTGGTTTAGCTTCTTTATTTAGAACAGTTTGTAAAGATAAACAATGTTTAATTTTTAAGGCTCCAAATTTGGACAAAATACAAAATAAAATACATAAGTTCGATAATAAATGTTACACATATATGCCTGAATCAACAAAATGTAGCGCAGACAAAAAAATAATTAATTTTGCGTAATTACTATAATCAATCATTCTTTATAATAATTATGGATACAACTAGTATTTTAGATTTGCCAACTGACCCAGCTGGGGGAGGTAATGTTAGTAATAATATAACTATAAGTTCTAGTGAAATTAAACAATCAGTACCTCAAAATAACGCTGGACTAAGTTTAGATCAAACTACCATAAGTCAAATTGTGAATGGACTTCAACAAGCAAGTATTACAGGTGCTACACAATTACCATCCAGAGATATTCCTATGAGCACAAATGGTATTACAACAGACCCATATGTACAACCTAATTATGTTCCAGAAATTCCTCAACAACCAGATTATATAAAAAATTATGAAACAAATGAAGATATGATTAATAATTATAATAAAAATGCGCAAAATGCGGATTCACTTGATGAAATGTACAGTGAAATTCAAACACCTTTATTATTAGCAGTATTATACTTTTTATTCCAATTGCCGTTTTTTAGAAAAAACCTGTTTACTTATTTTCCTATTCTTTTTTCAGTTGATGGTAACTTGAATATTAATGGATTTTTGTTTACAAGTATACTTTTTGGATTAATATTTTATATGCTTAATAAAATAACAACACATTTTGGCAAATTTTAATTTATATTAGAGGTTTATATTGCTTTACTTCGTTTCAGTATAACAAGAACTTATAAAAAGTATGTATATAGATATGATTCAACAATATGTTGAAAAATTTATTGAAAATTTACCAGAAGAACTAAAAAATAATAAAAATCCTATAAAGTTAGATTTAGTATTAGATGGTGGTGTATTCAATGGTAGTTATTTAGTTGGAGCATTATATTTTTTAAAAGAAATGGAAAAAAGAAATTATATTAAAATATGTCGAATATCTGGATGTAGTATAGGTTCTATTGGTGCTTTTTTGTATATAATTGATTGTTTAGATATATCAGAAAGTTTTTATAGTATTATTTTTGAACAATTAAAAAATCAACATAATTTAAATATTAGTAAAGTGCTTAATTCAATATTAGAAAATAAAATACCTGATGATATTTGTAGCAAAGTAAATAATAAATTATATATTAAATATACAAATATAAAAAAAATAAAAAGAAAAACAAAATATATTTATAAAAATAAAGAAGATATAATAAATACAATAATAAAATCAAGCTATATTCCATTTTTTATGGATGGAAATCTCTTATTTGAAAATAAATATATTGATGGTATAAATCCATATGTATTTAAAATTAGAAATGATAGAAAAATTTTATATTTAGATCTATTTGGATATGATAAAATTAAGTATTTAATAAATGTTAAGAATGAAAAATCAAATTTTCATAGAATTTTAAGTGGAGTGTTAGATATTCATAATTTTTTTATTAAAAAATCAAATACAGATATGTGTAGTTATGTTAATAAGTGGTCATTGTTTAACAAAACTAGAAATTTTTTAAAAATGTTTATAGAAAAAATATTCATTTATTTTATCTATCTAGTATTTTTAATAAAAAAATGTACTCCCCTCAATTTAAAAGATTATGTTTTATATAAAATATTATCTAAAATAATATATGAAACATATATAATTTTATTGCGGTATTATTGTATATAACATTTTTGCGGATTTTTATTTCTTACGAGTTTTATTTTTCCCCCAAAAATTGAAATTATAGTTCTTTTTTTTCGGTTTAGTCTTATTTTTTATAGTTTTTACGCGTTTTACTGTTTTTACGTCTTTTGAAAATGATTTATTTTTTTCAATTTTATCCTCTGGTCTATAATTTAAAAACCATTCATCATATTCTTTTGTTCCTTTTTTATTTTTTAATTCTTTAAATTTTTCAGCTTTTTCTGCTCTTAATTCCTCAATAGAATCTTGATGACCGTAGCACGAAATACTAAATCTTCTTAACACACCTTTTTGTTCTAATCTATTTTTTTGTTGTACCTCAAATAAAAATTTTGACATACATAAAATTCTATCAGAAAACTCTGTATAATAAGGTCTATTAGTATATAAAAATGCTAGGTAGAAACTTAACATAGTATCAATAGTTGCTATTTTAACACTTTGACCTTTATGTTTAATTACATTATAACTATGGCAACCTATTGGTTTGTATATAAAAACAACAGAATCATTTCCTACTTTAACTTCATAATGTTCTGGTACAATTTCACCAACCGCATTTCTTTTTATAATTTTTACATTTTTGATATTAATATCTTTTAAACGTTCTTTAATAATTTCAGCTGTTGTTTCTGGATCATTTGACAATACATCAAAATCTGCGATTTTCTCTAATTTTTTTTGTAAATTATGAGGCATATATTCAGAATAAAGAGAAATAGCATAACCTCCAAAGAAAATTACGCTTTGATTAACAAGTGTATTTTGAACTGTTTCATAAATTTCGTCTTCGTGTGATTGATCTTCCATCTCTCGTTGAAAATCAATATCATTACAATTTATTGAAGCTAATGGGTAATGTTTATTTAAAATGGTTAATCTTTTTAACACCTTTTCCCATCTGCTAGTGTCTCCGGCTGGTCTACTTAATTCTAAGTACATAGACATTCTTAAAAAATTAGGAGGAGCATATAAAATACCCGCTACGCGCAGCGACTCTGTCTTTAAAGCATTATAAATTTCTTTTGGAATATTAGTTAAATCAGCAATTGGCATATAATTTACATAAACTTTAAATGTTCCGTGATGCTGACCTGATTTGGCTTCGACATCTGTAAAACCTTCTTTAAAATAAATATTAGACAATTCTTTGGCATCTTCTAATGCGTTTGTTGTAAAAAAATCGTAATCTGGAATTTCAACATCCTTATCATAAAACTGGTCTTCTTTTGGTAAAACATTGTTAATAGCTAAGCCTCCATATACTATAAGATTTTTTTGCTTAATAAAATTTTCAACTATTATGATTATTTGTTTGACTTCTTCTGAATTAACAATACGTTTACCAATTTTTTCTTCTGCTTTATCCGCAGCCATACGTAAAATAGCCAATTCACAATCTTCAAAAGATAAATCTTTACAAATTTTTTTTTGCTTCATATATAATATAAATTTAATTTAATTAAATTTAAAAACAAATTATTATATTATATAATGCCTAAATTATGTCAATATTATAATTGCTGTAATAAAGCTAGTTATGCTGAATATTATAATAAACCTATTAGATGTAAAACACACAAAGAAAATTATAATCATCAATATAGAATTTGTCATTGTGGAAAAAGTAGACCAACATTTAATTTTGAAGGAATGAAACAGGAGTATTGTAAATTATGCAAATTAGATAAAATGATTAATGTAATTGATAAAAAATGTAAATGTGGTAAATCTCAACCATCTTTTAATTTTAAAGGGTTAAAACCAATATTTTGTAAATTATGTAAAACTGAAGAAATGGTTGATTTAAAACATTCAAAATGTTTTTGTGGTAAGGCTAGACCAACATTTAATTTTATAAATAATGAAGCTAACTTTTGTGTTAATTGTAAAAGTGAAGGAATGATTGATGTTAAACATTCAAAATGTTTTTGTAGTAAGGCTAGACCAACATTTAATTTTATAAATAATGAAGCTAAATTTTGTGTTAATTGTAAAAGTGAAGGAATGATTGATGTTCTAAATAAAAAATGTAAGGCAAATTTTTGTCTAGGAACATTAGGAAATCCTAAATACAATGGATATTGCACTAATTGTTATAATAATTTATTTCCATTAGACCCATTAACATCTCAAATAAGAAGTAAAACAAAAGAAATTATAGTAAGAAACTACATAAATAATAATTTTGAAGGTTTTACACACGATAAAGTATTATGGAGTGGAAATTGTGATTGTACACATCGTAGAAGAATTGACCATTATAAACTTATCGGAAATACTCTTTTGTGTATTGAAACTGATGAAAATCATCATAAAGATTATAATAAAAATGATGAAGAAATACGTTACAATGATTTGTATATGTTACATTCAGGTAAATTTGTTTTTATTAGATTTAATCCAGATAAATACAAAAATAATAATAATAAATATGTAAATCCAATTATTAATACACGTTTGCCTATTTTAAAAGAAGAAATAGAAAAACAAATTGATAGAATTCAAAATGATAAAAATAATGAATTGTTAGAAATAATTAAATTATATTATAACGTTGTATAATTATACTTTTATGACATGATCAAGTGTTATAGGTTCTTTATTCGCAAATAATAAATATATACTTTTTTTATTAAATATACTATTACATCCATTACACTTAAATTGTCGTTCATTAATTTCAATAAATTTACCAACCAAATTGGGAATTTTACCTGATTTTTTACATACAGGACAATAATAATTTACTCCATTCCTTTCTTTAATTTTTGATAAATGTGCGCCCATTTTTATTATACAAATTGTTTAATCTTTAAATACTTATTAAAATATTTGTATAATATACAATGGAACAAGACGGTAATCCTTGGGATATCCAACCTAATTTACAAGAAGCACAACAAATGCAACAAGCATACCAAGCGCAACAACAATTTGCTCCTGAAGAAGCTCCAGAACCTGGTCCTCCAGCTGGAGGTAAATTTAAAAAATCTAAAAGGCATAGAAAATCTAAAAGGCATAGAAAATCTAAAAGGCATAGAAAATCAAAGAGAAGAAAATTAAGATGAATCAGTTCTTTTTTTATTCCTTTTTGATCGTCTTTTTTTTTTAGTTTCATCTTTACAACTGGATTCTTCAGAAATATCAGATTCTCTTGTAGTTTTATTTTCTTCAAGTGATGTTTCTTGCGCAGGCTTAACTTCTTCTGAACTTAAAAAATCTTCTACTATAAGTTCTTCAGTTTTGACTTGTATTTCTTCAAATGGTTTAGCTTCTTCCTCAGTTTTAAATTCTTCAACAAAGGTTTCTTCTTGTTTTAACTCTTCGACTTCAACTTTTGGTTCTTCTGGTTTAGGTCTTGATTGAAATAATCCCATTTATTAATAATATATATTAAATTTTTAAGTATATATTATTTTAAATATTTAAACATCAAAACTATAAAAGTCGGTTGTTACATTTCTTGTAGCATACGATAGAGCTGGATCCTGTGGTGTTGCTTCAGGAATTGTTACTGGTTTATATCTTAAATTTTCTGGTTTTAAGCAAAAAGCATAACTACAATTATCAAAAAATAATGTATTTTGTAATAAATAATTGTCAACTGTTTGATAACGCATTGCTACCATCTGACATCCAGCATCTCTTGCCAAAATTCCATTTGGATTTACTGGGTTAGCACCACTATCTGGAAAAACAATTGTCATACTTTTTTTATTGTATTCTCTCAATTCTTCTAAATCAGGATTATTTTTTACATCATAATAACTATATGCTCGCATAAATATAGAACTACTTGTCATATTCACATATTCCATTAAATCTTTATTTTCCAAAAAGGCGGTATTGCTTCTATCAAAAATAAGTATTACTTTATTCATAAAATTTAGCAAGGGCTCACCACCTAAATTATGCCCAAAAGTTTCATAACTATATTCTTTACCTAATAAGATTGAATCATAAGATTTTAAAAGTGTTGCTAAATTTGTGTACATATTTTGATTATTAGACATAAACCTTACGTGAATAATTATTGGATCTGTAAAATTGGGAGCTGTACTACCAGAAAAAGCATAATTTTGTATTGTACTCATAACTTCACTAAAATCTACTGAATTATATGTTTCTTTTATATAATAATTATCAGCTGTACTTGTCGCTACAATAGGTTTGTTATCAATTGAATATACTTCAAAATCCAATCCTCTTACACCTTGCTTTAAAACCGCTTTCAAATTACAAATGTCAACGACATCATTTTTGTAAGAACCGCCTGAACAAGCATTATATGCTGTTTTAACATAATATTCATTTAAATTATAACCGCAATCAGGGTCACTAGCACTTATTGAACGAATATTACCGTTTAATGTACCATATATATCGTTCATAAAAGAGCATTCCTTACCAGGTAACTTTGTTAAATATATTATGTATACAATCATCAAAATTACTAAGAATAAGATAAAACCTAAAATTATATTAGAAATAAAATCTTCTTTCATATTTGTTATACTACTTAAAGCATCATTTATCGGATTTTTTGCTGTTTCAGACATACTTAATATAATATATTATTTTTTAATTTTTAATTTTTAATAAACATTAGAAATAAATCATTTATATTATGATGAAAATAATTGATTTAGAATTAAATAACTATATATATTAATTATATGGCAGGAGGATTAATGAACTTGGTCTCAGAAGGACAACAAAACATTATATTAAACGGTAACCCTAGTAAAACATTCTGGAAAGCTGTATATCAAAAATATACAAACTTTGGTCTTCAGAAATTTCGTGTGGACTTTGAAGGCGCACGAACATTACGTCTTAATGAAGAATCAACATTTACTTTTAAAATTCCGAGATATGCTGATCTTCTTATGGACTGTTATGTTTCAGTAAGATTACCAAATATATGGTCACCAATATTTCCACCTCAAAAAATAGCAAATTCAGATGGAAGTTTTACATATACAAATTGGGCATCATATGGTTTTAAATGGATTGACAATTTAGGAGCACAAATGATAACCCAAATAAAAATAACTTGTGGAAATCAAACACTTCAACAATATTCAGGTCAGTATTTATTATCGGAAGCACAAAGAGATTTAAGTGGAACAAAAAAAACTTTATTTAATCAAATGATAGGAGATAAACTAGAATTAACTGATCCAGCAAATTCGGGAGCACGTGTGAATTCTTATCCAAATGCGTTTTATACAACAAATCCAGCAGGCGCGGAACCCTCTATTCGAGAAGATACATTATATATTCCTTTAGGAGCTTGGTTTAATGGTAAAAGTCAACAAGCATTTCCTTTAGTAGCATTACAATACAATGAATTACAAATATCAATAACATTTCGACCAATTTTCGAACTATTCACAATACGAGATGTTCTTGATTATACAAATAATTTTCCATATATCGCACCAAATTTTAATCAATATTATCAACAATTTTATAGATTTCTTCAACCTCCACCTGATATTGATTTAGGTCCAACATCATATGTTGATACAAGAACAATCTGGAATGCTGATATACATTTAAATTGTACGTATTGTTTTCTTTCAAATGATGAAGTTAAAATATTTGCTAAAAATGAGCAAAAATATTTGATAAAACAGGTTCACGAAAATATATTTTACAATGTGACAGGTGCTAATAAAATTCAATTAGACTCATTAGGATTAGTTTCCAGCTGGATGTGGTATTTACAAAGAAGTGATGCTAATTTAAGAAATCAATGGTCAAATTATACTAATTGGCCTTATGGTTATATTCCAAATGATTTACAATTAGCACCTACTGATGGTTCATATCCAAATCCAGATACTGAACCTGCTGTTCCACCATTACCGGTTACTCTTGGTCCAGGATTAAATCCTTTGGGAACTTTAAGTGGATTATTTATTACAGGAGATTATAGTATGCAAAATAATAAACACATATTAATTGGGCTTGGTATTCTTTTAGATGGCCAGTATAGAGAGAATATCCAACCGGCCTATGTTTATGAATATGTTGAAAAGTATTTTAGAACCTCAAGTTATACTCTTGTAGATGGTTTATATTGTTATAATTTTTGTTTAAATTCTGACTATTATGAATTACAACCATCAGGTGCGATAAATATGAATCGTTTCAATCAAGTAGAGCTTGAGTTTACGACTTATATTCCACAGTTAGATCCTTTAGCACAAGTATTAACTATTTGTGACCCTGATACAGGTGATATTGTAGGTATTAACAAGCCAACTTGGCGCATATACGATTACAATTACAATTTAGTACTCTTTGAAGAAAGAATTAATGTGGTAACTTTTATTGGCGGCAATGCTGGATTAATGTATGCTACTTAGATAATAAATAATA